ATCGTGCCCAAAGGGTTTTTCAATAACAACACGCGAGAGTTCTGGGTTGTTGAGGAGTCCTGCTTCTTTGAGATTGATGATAGCATTCTCATAGCGTTCTGGTGGTACAGATAAGAAGTAAGTTGAATCATCTGCATCTGGAAGATTTTTCAATGAATCTGGATTATTCAGATCAGTGCTAATCCAATCCAGACGATGGAGAAAGTCTTCAGGATACTCTCCCAAAGATTCCACCCATGTTTGTTTTGCGATCTCACGACGAGATGTCCCTACAATCACAAGATTACTTGGAAGTAAATTTTTCTTGTGTAGTTTATACAGAGCAGGGATTAGTTTCTTCTTTGCCAGATCTCCAGTAGCACCGAAGATTACTATCTGGTAAGTAAGTATTTCAGTGTGCGGTTCCGTTTCCATCATAGTCGTCCGAGTCGTAGTAGTCATTCTCACCTTTTCGTATCCCGAAATATATCGTGGATAATACAAATGGTATTGCCAACCATTTAAGTGCTTCACCTAACATCATGACCACCAAACATTGCTCTCATTCCGTTCAGAACCTTGGCCGTGAAAGCACCAAGACGGCGCGACTCAAAACGTGCCCACAGCGCACTGCTGATAACAGGAATGGGTACGCCAAGATCCACACCAGCGTGAACCGTCCAACGACCCTCACCAGAGTCTGATACTCCACCATCGAACTTGCCAAGCTCTCTATCGCGCCGTAGAACATCAGCGGTAAGATCAAGTAACCAAGACCCAACCACAGAACCACGACGCCATAGCTCAGCCACTTCAGCAACATTAATGTCGTAGCAATAATCGGCAGGGTTGTCCATTGGCGCAACTTCTGCGTCTCCTGCTTTGACATACTTGGCACCTGCGTTTGCTTCGTGGAGAATATTAAATCCTTCGGCATATGCTTGCATAATGCCATACTCAACACCATTGTGGACCATCTTGACAAAATGACCTGCTCCTGGTCCACCACAATGCAACCATCCGTGCTCTGCTTGTGTTACCCATGAGTTAGGTTGAGTCCTGGGGGCAGAATCAATTCCTGGGGCGAGGGCATCAAAAATTGGACGACAAGTGGTGACCGCAGTATCTCCGCCACCAACCATAAGACAGTATCCACGGTCCAGACCGTAAACACCACCACTAGTACCACAGTCAATATACGCGATGCCAAGTTTTGCAAGGCGCTCGGCTCTTTTCCGACTGTCCTTAAAATTGCTATTGCCATGATCAATAATAATATCGCCTTCACGACAAAATCGTAGTAAGTCATTGAGGGTATCCTCTACAGTTTCTGCTGGAACCACCATCATGAAGATGCCTGGTTGTGGAAAACGTAAAGTTTCTCCAGACTTCTCTCCATATGATTCTTTAGTCTTAACTATTTGAACAAGGCTTTCCAAAGAAGTGGTATATCCACTGATATAACCCTTCTCATATTGCTCATTTGCTTTTTTAACATTGTTGCGATAACCATGAACTTCATGTCCTGCTGCGATAAGACGGCGAGACATACCCTCACCCATCCTACCTAATCCGATCATTCCTACTTTCATTTGTCTTTAAATAAATCTTCTATTTGCTTACGAGCGTTATCCATCTTTTTCTTTTCACGCTCACAATGCCTATAACCACGTTTGCCTGTCATAATCAATGTCCCCTGATAGAACATTGTGGCAGCAAACACCAATAGTAAAACAATACCAATTAATTCAGGGTAATGTTGAGCCATGGTAGTACAGGGGGTATTACTCCGATAAGTCGAAGAAGACCTTCAGCAAAAAGTGCAAGAACAACCCAACCAACACACATACTAATAATCGAAGCATTCCGATTATGACGGCGTATGGCAGCATCGATCATCTCCTGCACTCTTTCTTCGGTTAATCTTTCGGGTGGATTCACCCCCTTGCCCCAGTCTTTAAACATTAGTTTACATGCACAGTACCGATCATGCCTGCACCTTTGTGAGGACCACACCAGTAAGTGTAGTCTCCTGCTTCGGTAAAGGTCACATCAAACTCTTCACCAGGCATCATAGCGAGACCTTCGTGAGAGATTTCTGGGTGATCTTCTACAACCACATTATGGGGTGGTAGCATGTTGTTTACAAAGTGAACTGATTCTCCTGCAGCAATTGTTACTTCTGCTGGTTCGAAAACGAGGTTACCGTCGTAACCCATCTGAACATCAACTGCCCATGCGGGTGCTGCCAGGAATAGTGTTGCAAGAAATGCGAAAATAAATTTCATTCTTTTGTCGAATATTGATCTTGATAAGTTTTGAGCTTATTGATCAAGTCATCATATTGTTCCCACATCCATTCACTACCAGTATTCTCTTGATAGAGTTTACAGGCTGTGATTAAACGTGTTATATCTGTGTCGTTGAGACGCATTTTCATATCAAAACTCACTTACTAATTATAGGTTCCCTATGTAATAATACACAATTTTAACAATATTTTTACAGTTATGTCAGCAATTCCACGCACGAAGTGACTTATTGATGCGAGAGTCCTTATCGTTAGCAGTTTTTTTGCTGGTTAATTTCTTCTTCATGCCCTTCATTCGAGCGCAGAAGGATGCCCTCCTGGGATTTCCAACCTTCTTGCTTGGTGCTTTGAGGTCAGATCCTGGATTTTCCTTCTCATAAGACTTTCGTCCTTTTTCGTTGAGTCCTCCAGATTTGTTCTGTCCTGATTTTTTTGTCCAGGCTGCTCCTTCGGAGATGTCATGCCTTAACTGTTTGAACGACTTCATATTTATCACCCAGCAACAACAGAAACTTCGTCTACATAAACTTCGAGACCATTACTTGTATCACCTTGAGCAGAAACTTTTGCTGATCTGGAAAGAGTTGCGGAACCAGTGAATGCTGCTAAAGCACTGGTGTTGGCATTAACAGTAATTGATGTTCCGCTAACAGCAGTGATCTCTACATGAGTGATAGCAGTATTGTATCCAGCAACTGAAGATCCTGTGAGAGTTGCATAATCGCCAACAGCAAAAGGTTGACTATTTCCTTCGGCAGTTAATACACATGATGTTGCTGCTGATGCTGCAATAATATTTGCTCTTTTAGGAGAATGTCCCTTGACAATAATTTCAGTTCCAGCAAGAATATGACCAGCATCAGGATCTGTTCCTGCATCAGGATTTCCGTTAACAGAAAAATGAGCTGGTTGTGCAGCTGCATTTGAAATTCTGTATAAACCAGTTTTAATAATGTGTCCAGTGCTATTAATTACAGCATCGGCATTATCTGTCAGATCACCAATGTGTTGAACTACTTTAAAGATTGCCATTAGTCTTCTGCTTTTTCTTTATTTATTTGTTTGAGCATTTTTTGAAGGTCTGCTGTACTACCAACAAATAGATTGTTTGTGGTGTTATTAGTCTGCTTCTTGGTGGGTGCCTCAAGGTCCTTCATCTTTTTCTGTAGATCAATCAGTTTGTCAGTGGTGTCTGCAACCTGCTTCATAGCGTTCACAGCGACTTCATACGCTCTAGGGTGCCCTGACTCCTGCGCCACCTCTAACGCCCCGTTGAGCGCCTCCTGACCCTTATCTATGAGGTTGTAAAGCTGTGCTCTAGAATATTCATAGTCTTTACTTTGATCATCCTTGTCCTCTTTCTTGGGGGCGGGCTTGGATGGTTTAGATTCTTCGACTGGTTCGATGTCTGTAGTTTCAACTTCGATATCAAAGATATCTTCCATGTTCTTTTCAAATTCGTTCATAGCAATTCAATCCCCTCGTTAAATCCAAAGTCATCTGTGCTGACAACCAGTGCATCGTCAGCAGCATCGATAACACCATCATTGTTTTTATCTTCCAATGCTTTTGGTGTGTATGTAAGTGCAACTTCTCGTTTGTTCTGATCAGGATCTCCAATTGATTCATATACAGTTGCCTTCTTGATGAGACCACTGTTGCTGTAAGGACCGTAGATGTAAGATTTGGCGGTGAAGTTAAGAGTCCAAGTAATAAATCTTCGGTTTAAGAAGTCCCCATCCCAGTCATCTTCGTGGTTAATACCATTAAGAACAATAGAGATGTCTTTCTTTTCATTCATATCACTGATCATATTGACCGTGATATTAAAGTTAGGTTGGAAGTATGGTAAGATCTGTTCAAGAATCTGTAGTCCATCATCCTGCGATTTAGAGATAATGCCAAGTTCAAACTCCATATTATATGGAACAGGAACATACTGCATCTTAATTTCAGTTCCATCATCACTGATGACTGTTTTATATTTCTGTGTAGGCGCAGTCTTTCTCGCACCATCATAGTTAATACCAGTCATCTCAAAGTAGAGACGTGGTAG